GAATAATTTTTTTAAGATCACCGAAATTGCCAAACTTGACGAAGGTATCATCTTTCAGAGGAATAAGGTTTTGTTCAATAGCAGGAAGAGCAGCAGGTGCCTGATAAGTTTTTTCGATTTGGTCTACCTTTTCTTGTGTGACTTCAAGATTCCACTTACCACGACCAATCTTATACTGATCAAGTTTTTTAGTAACGGTTTGATAATTACCACCGTTCATAGCGCACCAGGCACGAATATCACCACTTGTAATTGAATCTCCGTAAAGTCCTTGAAGGGAAGTACGGACGTAATCAGAAGACAGAGGCATGATGTAGGGTGTTTGTTTCAACTGAAGTTATTATAGGGCAAATTTGAATTGATTGTGTATCAAGTGGACACTTCAAGAATTGTCCAATACCTCTTCAATTTCACTAATCAACCTCTTTTTACTATGTCTTTTGTCAAGTTCCACTCCCAACTCTCTACCATACTCTTCAAGTTCATCTTTACTCATTTCTTCCAAAGGACTAGCTTCAGTGAGAACTTCCTCTTCTGGAGTAACAAGAACTTCCTCTACAACAGGTTCTGGTGCAGGAGTAGGTGCTGGTTTTTGTCCACCTAGTAAATCTCCAAATCTAGACATTTTTTTTTACCTATTACTATAAAAATATTTATCATGCAATGAGTTCTACAAACTCCCCAAGAATCTTCTTATTCATTTTTTTAGACTTTAAACTTTTTACAAATGCATTCTTAATCTGTGATTTAGTAGCAGAATCATCTACAGAAAAACTAGAGTTATTAGAAATTGCCGTGGCAGAAATACCAAAGTATTTGTGATAACCAGTATCAGTCAAAGAAATTGATTTTTCCTTTCTCCAAATTTTGATAAGTTCTTCTTTCTCAGAAAAATTCTTAGAGTATCCGATAAAAGATCCAATCTCCCTAGGAGGAAGAACACGAATACCGATGAAGTTCACATCAGTCAATCGATCACGAAGATTGTTAAGTAAAACGGTTGTAAAGTTGGCATAGTGATCATATGTGCTATCCAACTTGTAAGTATTTCCTGTCTTACGATCACGAAGAAAAGAATTCTGTGACGGCCACAATTCACAGATTCTACTATCCTCCTCCCAAGGACGATGAACTTCCTTATAAACTTTTAGAGGTGCTCCCTCGCCATCAGTCAAAATAACGCACTGAACTTTTTGAAGTTTATTTTCCTTTTTGAACTTAGGCAAGATTTCATGCAAACACATAAGACTTTCATTCAGGGGAGTACCAGACAAACCCATACCCAGTGGTATTGGATACTCAATATAAGTTCTGAAAGAATGAACAATACGGAAAATAGTTTCCATTTGTTTTTCAAGTTCTCTAGAATTTGTCTTACTGGTAAGAATATTCATCAAAGAAAACATTCTACCCATAGAAAATACACCAAGACGATATTCTGAACATGACCTCGGATCATCAATGTGTTTCTGATTTGGATATTCATTTGTAAAAGCATAAACATCAAAAGGAATGTTTACTTTTTTACAAAACCAAACAAGATTAAAAAGTTGTTTGACAGTATCAAGCATGATATCAGCCATTGATCCAGACCAGTCCAAAATAAAGACGAGTCCGTGATTTTTACCGTCAGGAATTACCGAGACTTTTTTAAACAAATCTTCATTGTATCGATAAGTGTGTAATTTGCCTGTATCAAGAACTCCAGTCCTACTAGTAGTAGCACGAGAGTAAGAGTCTGCAGACTTACGGCACTCGAACTCTTTGACGAGGTAGTTGACTTCTTTCTGTGCGGATCGTTTGAATTCATTGTACTTTGCATCTATCCATTCAAAAATTGTAGAATCTACTTCACTCCAGGTATCATCACAATTCTTGTGAATCTCCTCATTAGAGATAATAATATTATCAATATTTACTTTAGGAATTTCATAATACGCAGTCTCCTGACCAACCTCATCAATCAATTCTTTCAAAGATTCCTCAAAATTATCCATGGTCTTAGTTTCAGGTTCTTCATCACCTTCAACATCATTACTACCATCACTATAAGAATTATTTACTTCAGACTCTTCAGAACCATCTTTTTCTGATTGATCCTCCGGATCAGAATATCCCATCTGCTGTTCAGATTGTCTATCAGAACTATCTTCACTTTCACCCTCCTGCTCATTTTGATTTTGAGGAATATTTACTTTTGGTTTCTCTTGCTGTTCCTTTTTACAAAACTTGTAAAGAACCTCAGCAGATAAAAGAACATCTTCAAAGGTTTCACATTCACCAATCATACGAACAATAGGCATCTCATCATATTCTTGAAAAGAAATATCACAAAAACTACCAATCTTGAAATAAAGATTTACACGATCAGCAAGATTCATTTTATTTACATCTTCATTTTCAAGACAGAAAAAATCTTCATCGGCAAGTTCTTTATATCCACGATAAAAAGTCTTACTGATACCGGCATAACGACGCTTCATCAGTTTTTCAATACGAACGTCTTCGACAATATTGACAAACTGTGGTGGAATCTTACGATCTTTGATCCAATTCTCATCAGGAGTATAAAGGGCATGACCGACTTCATGACCAACAAGCATGTCATATACTTCATTACTTGCTTTCTCCCACATGGGAAGAGTCAGAACTCGTGTATGAACGTTAAAGCAGGCAGTCTCTACTTTCTTGTGCTCCACCATCAAGTCTTCGGTAGCAAGAAGTTTAGCGAGTTGTGACTTGATTTCGTGAGAGACTGCCATCGGTTCGTTTCAGATGAATCCAATATACGACGAAACCTCCCGTTTCGGGGAGGTCGTGTGACGGTTTTTCAACTGTCTAAGAGATTCCTTTCTAGATCGAAGACGACCTTTACAAGTCCCTCGGCCTTTTTTATCTTTACCAGAATTGTGTTGCCAATTTGGAGTCTTCATTTTATTAGACCATTGTCCTTCATATAGTGTAGCACATCCTTCAACCCACCAATGTGTTTGAATCCCACATTAACTTGTGGATATTCTGCTTCTTCACCAAATTCAGAAACAAAACCTCTCTGTGAAAAATGTTGATTTAATTTATATACAGATATTTGAAAGTTAAGTTTTTCTAACAACGTCTTTGCACGTTCACATTCTTGATTGCCGTTTGAATAGATTACTGCTTCCATTAGTTTTCCTCCTCGTGTGCATATGTAATTGATACCTTTCTTTTTAAAACTCCTTTATGATCAAGTAATACAGAATATTGAATTTCACCCTCCAATAAAGAAGCAATATTTTCTACTAAATTACTAGCAATTACTTTATTTGTTTCCTTTCTCCAATCTTCAGTCACGTTGCCTCCAGTCATCAGGTTTATCTTGTTTGAACCAATCTACAATTTCATCAGCACCATCAAACCCCGTTTTGTAATTAGATGGGTCGGGGTCTCCTAATCCCATCTTATTCATAAAATCATCCATAGTACCCTCTTCAATGTCATGTGCTGCCTGACGCCTTGCCTTGTTTAACCAGTCTCTAGCAGTTGTATGAGATTTAGCAAGTTTCTCTGCCCAAATCATGTCTTCTAGTTTGACTTCTTCCTTGTTAGCAATCTTCTTACAGATGAACTCCAATCGGAGTCTGTATTGAGTAGATAGCATATTATTCCCGCAGTTTAAGTTCTAGATCTTCAAGTCTATGATATTCAGCATGTGCTCGTTCTTGACGAGTACAAACAATGTTGAGAATATCATCCATAATAATATCGTTTTCAACGTAATCGTCAAGGTACTTGTCGATTGCTTCTTTCAAATATCTATATCTATGCCATTCAGGACTATATGGTTTGTAGTTCATAATCTAACCATGGATGTATAAAATTATTTAGATCATTCTACTAAACCCTTTTATTTTATCAAATTTTACAACATTTGCAAATTTATCTTCTAATCCAGTTTTATGAGAAATAACAAATACATTAGCATCCTTAATTACAAATCTAATAATCTTAAGAAACTCTTCTGTTCCAAACCCATCCAATGATGAATCAAATACTTCATCCATGATTAAAAGATTTGTATTTACGGAGTTTTTAACTCTTGCAACTTCTCTCCAGGTAAACAAAAGCGCAAGATCAATTCTCATTTTTTCACCTTCACTAAAGGAAGAATAGGAAAACTTTTCATGTATTGGTGACTCCACAGTTTCATTAAATTCACCATCAAGTTTAAAGTTAATATAGAAGTCCATCATCTGTAAATATCTGTTTATCTGTTGGTTAATAAACGGAAGATACTTTTTGATAATTTTTGTTTTGACACCATCATCCTTCAAAAGAGAATAGGCGAAATCATAATGCACCAATTCTTCTCTTTTAGTTGATAAATTTTCAAATACTCTTTGAAGACTTTCTCTAAACTCTTCTAACTTTTCATGTTCAGTATTTCTATTCTGGAGGTTGCTGGTAATAGTTTGAATTTCGTGTTCAAGATCTCTGATTTGTCTTTGATTGAGACCAATCTTAGTATTGTTTTTAGAAATACCATGTGTTAGTTTTGTAATCTCCTGAGAAAGTGCAATAAATTGACGCTCTCTTTCTTGCTCAAACTTAATTGTTTGTTCAAGTTCTTCGTAACCCTTTTTGAGTTCCTTTGCTTTATTTTGAGCATCACTAATTCTATTTACACGAAACTCTTCTTCAATATCCTGTTGACAGGTGGGACAAACCGTATTTTCTGTAAAAAACTTATGCTCTTTAGTAATTGTGCTTACTTTTTGAGACAGTTTTCCCCGAAGTGTATTTAACTTTGATAACTTTTTAGCAGCACCAGTGACCTCTTCTTGTTCCTTCGTATACTTAAAAATATCTTCTTCAAGAGAAGCATTTTCTCTCATATAAACAACAACTTCCCCATCAAGTTTTGTAATCTTTTCTTTATTGCTGTTTATATTTGCATTTCCACGATTTTCAAGTTCTTCAATAAACTTCTGTTGCATGTCAATCTTATCTTTAAGATTAGATTTTTTCAATTCCAAAGATTTTATTTGATCTTTTCTTTCCCTCATACTATCCTTCAAAAGATTACTCATGGCAGAAAAAATACGAATATCCAAAAGATCTTCAATGACCTCTCTGCGATTAGCAGTGGTCAACTGCATAAAAGGGACAAATGTACTGCTACCAAGAATAACAATTTGAGTGAATGACTTATAGTTTAATTTTAAGACGTTCTCTTCAAGAATTTTTTGATTGGCACGATCATCTGCTTCTTTATGAAGAACTTTACCATTAACCTCAATATCAAATATATTTGGTTTAATACCTCTCCGAACAAGATAATCTCTACCATTTACTACAAACTCGACTTCAACAAGACAATCTTTCTCGTTGATTGTATTCACAAGTTGAGGTTTATTAATTTTACGAAAAGGCTTATTGAAAAGACCAAACGTTAATGCATCCAACAAAGTAGATTTTCCTGCACCATTTGTACCAATAATCAAATTAGTATTATTACTGTTTAAAGATATTTCTGTAAACTGATTCCCAGTAGATAGAAAATTTTTCCAACGAATTTTTTTAAACTCAATCATTTTTAGACTTAGGAGGAATCACAATATCATTTGGTGTAATAACCGCATACTTATAATCATGCAGTTTACAAGTTTTTATAGCAAGATCATCATCAACTTCAACAATTGACATTTCCTGATCTTCCTGATCTTCTAACATCATAGCATATCTTTCGGCATCGTCCTCTTCTTGAAATAAGAATAAGACTTTATGTCCATACTTATCCTGAACGGCATATGCACCATCATCTTCCTGATTTTTCAGTGTGAGCACAAACATATCATTCTACTTCACAAGCTTGTTTATATAGGTTTTGAAATATTCCTTTGATTATATTTTTATCCAATTCAAATTCAGATTCTTCAATATATCTATTCAGAATAGACATGGTGCTTTCTTCTTCAGTAATTTCAAAATCTTCACTTTCCTGTATATCAAAATTTTCTACAATTTTAAGATCCTGAACTCCAACTGAATAAAGTTTATCAATAAATTTTTCAAAAGACTTAACCTTAGTTTTTTTCCGAACAATGACTTTTACAATTTTACTTTCATATTCAGAAAAATCAAATGTTTGATATGGAGTATCCTCATAATAAATGTTACTAAAAAGTTTATATGGATTGTTTATGTAAAAATGTTCGAGAGTTTCAGTATCAAAAATTGTAAATCCCCTCGTATCATTTACGTCGTTCCAAAACATTTCATATGGATTTCCTAGATAGAAGATTCGTCCGTTGTCTGATCGTGTATGGTAATGACCCGAAAATGTCCTGTCGAACTTCTCAAATAGTGCGCTGTCCATACCTTCTTCCATGGTGTGACCTCTATGCGCTCTAAATCCGTTGAGCTCAAGGTGCCCCATCGCGCAGTTGCTATTTGATACTTTAATTGCGTTGACAGTATTCTCAAAATTTTCTGCATTGATCCAAGGAATAAACAAGACATTTAAATTATCTATCTTTACTTCAGTCACTTCCTGATAAGTCTTAATATTTGAATATGACTGAAGCAAAAGTTGTGGAGAATTTGTATCGTTAGTATTTTTATAATAACAATCATGATTGCCAATAATCATATGAACCTTATACTTTTTCAATGGTTCAAATACAACTCTCTTTGCCCATTCAAAACTTTGATAATCAATTGACTTGCGACTATCAAAAGCATCACCCATATGAATCACAGTATCAATCCCATGCTCCTCCAGTGCAGGAAAAAACACATTCTTATAGAAGAGTTCAAAATAGTCGTGAAGATACTTAGAACCCTTCCGTGCTCCATAGTGAGTGTCAGTAATGATGGCAACTTTCATCGATTATTATTTCGGTATTGAATGGCGTCCTTGATACTATTATACTCCGAACTATCCCCAGAAAGCAAGCTGTCGTCAACCATCATGACCTCATCATATCCAGTCTTTTCAATAATCTTTGTTTTAATATCCAGTTGTTTCTTTTCCTTTTGAATTCTTCTCAAGAATGCATAATGAATAACTTGAGTAAAATATGCGAAAGGATTTTTTGATTTATCCGGATCAAAATTATGAATGTATTGAACACAGTTTTCAATACCATCGGATATCATGTCCTCACGGAACATGTAATTAACAAAGTTTGGTTTATAAGAAAGATGAGTGGCAATTTTTAAAAAAGACTCTCCAAGATAATTTGGAATTGGTGGTTTACCTTCCCATCTTCTTGCTCTTTCTTTTTTAGGTTGTTCTGTTAAATCTTTTCCAAATGTAACTTTGTATGATTTTTCAACTTTAAGACGATAAACAACCATTGCTTCTAGCAGTTCTTTATTGTTTACATAATGTTCCGGTTTCTTTTTAGGCATGACATTTTAATATAAGTCTAAGTAGTTACATTATAGCATGACTTGACAAACTAGCAAACCATGAGTAGAATACCTTTGTTAGGTTTGATGGGTAATATTAGCTTTCTTTAGTATCTTTAAGTTTATACAGTGTCTCTAGATGCTTTCGAGCATCTTCTACCGTTGATACATATCCCATTTTAGAATCAGGTTTGACTTTTCCATTTGTATTCATCTCTATTTCTTGTTCATCATCAGAAATATAATTGTTGTATACCTCAATAAGTTTTTCATTAGTCGATTCTGTCATAGTTAAAACTTTATCTAAACGAATCATAAAGAAATCTTCTTCACTGAGTTCCATCCATGGTTTTACTTTGATGAAGCTTCCCTGAGGTGAATGAAGAATTTTAATAATTATAGGATTCTGCATTATTATGATTGGATTTTCTTGTTCATCATCAACCATAATGAGAGAAAATACCTCTTCACCAGAAACTAATTTTATAATTGCGTAAAATTCTTCTCCCATTATCCTCTTAGCGGTATGTTTACAATATCATAGTTAAAATTTTCTTCGTTATAAATTTTTATCCTTTCTATTAAGTGATTAAGTGTATAATTTTTTCTTGACTTGTAACTGATGTCATCAGCAATATCATATAAAGTTGCCTTGGTTTTATTATTCCCCTTCCGCAAAACCCTACCAATAGATTGAAGGTTTCTAATCCTTGACTTAGAAGGAGAGGCAAATATTATATTATGGAGGTTTTTAATATTGATTCCGGTAGAGAATGTCCCATACGAGGCAATGATAATAGCATCATCTTCTTTTTCAGTAATTTCTCTGACCCGTTCACGTTCCTCGGTTTCCACTCCACCATGAACAAAAAAGACATGACGATTATCAACCTTTCCATTATTTATCATTTCATATAATGGTTGTCCATGTCCTTCCACTCTAGCGAAGAGAATTAATGTATTTCCTTTAAGATCAAGTGCAAGATTTCTAATAAATTTATTTCTTCTTTCGTGCCCAATAATATATTGAACTTCTTCTTCAAAATTTTCAAATTTATGTGATGGGTGCTTCAGTAGAAGCACATTGATGTCAAGTTTAGCAACATGACCTTTTTTCATCAGTTCTTCAGTTCTGATGATTTTATATGAAGGACCAAATAAACCTTCTAAAACCCATTTATGAGTTTGTGTACCGTCTAATGTACCGGTGAATCCATAACGATACTTGGCATCTGCAAGTTTTGTCATTATAGATATTAATGACTTGCTTTTAAACTGGTGTGCCTCATCTCCGACAACCACATTAAATCTTTCAAAATATTTTCGAGGAAGTTTATAGATAGACTGCCAGGTAGTGATAATAACCTGAGAATTTGTCTCTCTTTCTCGTCCAGCATAGATTTTGTGACAAAATGAACCTACATCCCAACCATAGTCTGCAAAATCTTTATACATCTGCTCTACTAGCGAAGTCGTCGGAACAACTATCAGAGTATTTTGTCCGTGTTCAACGTGATATCTCACAATCGAGTATATCATCAGAGACTTTCCAGAAGCAGTTGGGGATATCAGCAGTCTTCTATTATGTCTTAAGGCGTCGTATACT